CACCGCGAATTGCTTAGCGTTTTGCTCGAGCTGGAAGGAATGGTCGTGCTGTCGGGCTATCCAAGCGACTTGTATGCAGAGATGCTGCCGGGCTGGGCCTGCTACAGCACTTCGGCGCGGATCAGCGCCAGCCGCGGCACAGCAAGCCGCACCGAATGCGTCTGGCTGAGCCCGGCATGTGTCGATGGCGTCAGTCAGATTGGCCTAGACCTTGGAGAGCGAGCTTAAGCGCGTTCAAGAGGTCGCGACGAGCCTAAGGCCGAACCAACAAAGTGCCATCGGCCTCCACATCAAGAAGCCGCTCCTGAATGAATTTTGCAGCGGCGAAATGTGCTTCATCGATATTTCGAAATGTCTTCTCGGTCAGCACGCGGTGAGTAATCACTGCCATGTCTGGGGCTCTCGGATGCAGGTGAACCTCAGCAAACGCGGGGCCTGTCGACTCCTGGGTTGCTTCCGGCAATGCGATAAAGAGATCAAACGATTTACCCGCCATATACACCACCAATGTTTTTTTGAACTGAACAAATACCCCATCTCAACGAATCACGCCAGCCGGCGAGGATCCCCTATGCTCACAGCAATCGACTTGTTCGCCGGATGCGGCGGATGGACAACTGGCGGAAAAGAAGCGGGCCTGAACGTGCTTTGGGCTGCCAACCACTGGCCAGAAGCCGTTAAATGGCACCGCGCAAACCATCCGGAAACAATCCATGTCTGCCAGGATTTGCATCAGGCGAATTGGGCGGATGTGCCGAAGCACGATGTAATGCTCGCATCGCCCTGCTGCCAGGGTCACACCAAGGCGCGCGGCAAGGCTGCCGGCAATCCTCAGCACGACAACTCGCGCTCAACAGCCTGGGCACCGGTACAGAACGCCGAGGTCAACCGCCCGGAGTTCGCGGTGATCGAGAACGTGCCGGAGTTCATGGACTGGATTCTGTACCCGGCCTGGGCTGATGCCATGCAGCGCCTGGGTTACGCACTGGCACCTCACATTGTGGACTGCGCCGACCTCGGCGTTCCGCAACACCGTGTGCGCCTATTCATGGTCTGCTCGCGCAGTAAGGCACCGTTGCACCTGCAACTGCCACGCTATCAGCACGTACCAGCCCGCGAGATTATCGACTTCGACGCCGGTAAGTGGTCGCCGATTAACAAGCCAGGCCGCGCAGCATCGACGCTGACCCGCGTCAAGAATGGGCGCGAGCGCTTCGGCGAACGGTTCGTGATGCCCTACTACGGCTCAGGCTCTGGCCTAACCGGGCGCAGCCTTGACCGCCCGATCGGCACCATTACCACGCTGGATCGATGGGCAGTCGTCGACGGCGACATGATGCGCATGATCACCGCCGACGAAGCGATGGCCGCGCAGTCTTTCCCGAAAGATACGCAGCGACCTGACAACCACCGGTTGACCATGCACATGACTGGCAACGCGGTGCCACCGTTGGCCGGACAGCGAATTATCGAAGCGCTGCAAGCCGCTGCTTAGTAAGTAGAGTCAGATTTCAAAAGTCTCATATTCGAGCGCCAACTCCTTAATTAAACAAACCCCCTTAACGGTGAGTGCAAATATCTCATCAACCACACCGCGACGCTCTAAAGCGTTCAGATCGCCCAAAGCTATATCACCCTCAAAAATCAATTGTTGAAAATTAGATTTTACCTCCTCTTCGTTTAACAAGTGTATATTAACGCCGGTGAATTTTAACAAAGCACTTTTCAGGATTTCTATCCGACCTGGCGTGACATCATATTTTTCGCTTAATTTATCTGCGAATACAGCATCATCCACATTATTTCGGGATCTCAGAACTCTATGTTTGATGCCGAACTCTTCGCCATTTATCTGCGCGTAGACCACTGCTTGAGTAATAACGTCAAACCACTCCCTTCCTAAAAGCAAGCGGCCATCAAACTGTATCGCTACCGACGTCCCGCCATTGAAAGGCTCGGAGTATTCAACGAAACCAACATTATCAGGAAGAGCAGCCTCATGCTGCAGGGCGCATCGGAAATACTTATAGAGTATTTCCTCGATCATCTTACTTTTACCGGCGTATTCTATTAAAAGGCCTGACCTGCCGTATTCTTCCAACGAAGTTGAATCAAAAAGAATTTTGTGAATTCTCCCACCCAAGAACCAAGTAAAAGCTTCACCATCACCCATGCAATTTTTATGCACGAGAGATTTAGTCTGCCCTTTGGGAAAGGCTTTTCTAGATGATGCTGAGACTGCAATCATTAGTTGTGCAAATGCCCCAACATAGCGGCCAGCTTCTAATAAAACTCGCGAATCATCAATTCGATCTTTTATGCTCATTGCCCCTCCCCGGAATCCCACCTTTAAACAAATATACAGCCGAGGCTATACCATGCCCGTAGGAAACCGAAGGATTTATCTTAGCGGCCCCATGACCAACATGCTGGACCTGAACTTCCCGCTGTTCCACTCCACGGCCGCCACCCTGCGCGCCGCCGGGCACAGCGTTATCAACCCCGCCGAGCTCAACCCTGACCCAGGCACCTGGAGCGAGTGCATGCGCCGCGACATCAAAGCCCTGATGGAATGCGACACCGTGGCCACCTTGCCCGGCTGGCAGGATTCACGCGGTGCCAGCCTCGAAGTGCACATCGGCAAGGAGCTCGGCATGAAGGTCGTGAATGCCCATGATCTGGTATCGATGGAGATTGCAGGATGAGCGAAGTGAAACGGTACTCGGCTGCCCTGACGCATGCCGAAACGTCGCCGATGTACGAGGCACTGGACGGCGAATGGGTTGTGGCTCTGGACTTCGACCGGGTCACCGCCGAGCGTGACGCCCTGCAGCAGCGCCTGAACGCAGCGGATCAGCGGATTGATGAGCTGACCGCTAAACGGGTTCCGGTTGCCTTCCCGGGATATCCGCAAGTCGACCCGGATCGGCAGCAGCCCTTCACCGAGCAGTTCATCGAAGACCACCTCGGCAAGATGCCAAATTTAAGTCAAGGCAGCTGACTGTCGATCCAGCGCTCAGCAGTGGCCACCGCCTCGGCGAGCGCTGCCTGATAATCCGGCCATGGGCCAGATAGATCGGCGACCGTGTTGGCGAACCCGGGAATTTCACTGCTCTCAACTACATGCGCTGCAACCGGCGTTTCGTCGTTGGGCCTGTCCCAGTCGAATTTCACGAACATCTGATGCCCGCGGTATTCGTGAGCGATAGGCCTATCCAAACCGTGTGACATGTCCCTCTCCTGTGGGCTGTCCTGAGCAGAACTATCAGTTTCAACTATCCCGGCCGATTGCACTATTGAGGCAAAAGGCCACTCCCTCCCCCTTCAAAGTCAGCCGCTATAGCGGCAAGGACGACTCATGTCTCAAATAAAGGAACGGCCGATCCTGTTCTCGGCGCCGATGGTGCGCGCCATTCTGGATGGCCGGAAGACGGTCACGCGGCGGCCCGTGAAAGGCGCAGGCCTGAAATGGCTTGAGGAATTCACGCCTGAGTACGTCGCAGATCCGGCGAACAGTCTCTGCCCCTTCGGAAAGCCCGGCGACCGGCTGTGGGTGCGCGAGACCTGGGCCCGCGTCGGTTACTGCGACCCGGGATATCTGACGTTCGCCGCAACCTATCCATCCTGCTTGCCGGCGGATCTGGAAAACATCCCGGCTGCCAGCGGAATTCGCTGGAAACCCAGCATCCACATGTTCCGCCGCGACAGCCGCATCCTGCTGGAGATCACCGACCTCCGCGTCGAGCGGTTGCAGGATATAAGCGATGACCAGGCCAAGGCCGAAGGCTGCTTCTTCACTGACTACGGACAGCAGTGTTTCCACGGTGGCACCGGCTGGAAAGACGTCGGTGATTGCCCGGCGAAGGTCGGCCACCAGCAACGGAACGGCTGGGCATGGGACAAGACGACCAGTCATGACCAGTGCCTTTTCACCCCGCGCTTTGCGTTCGCCAACCTGTGGAACGCCACCGGCGGCGACTGGGACGCAAACCCGTGGGTCTGGGTCGTCGAGTTCAGACGGGTGACGCCATGATCACGAAGTGCGTACTCGGCTGCACCCTCTTCTTCTGGCTTCCATTGGCCCTGACCATAAAGGCGGTGATCGGATGAGCGACAAACCAAAAAAATCAACGATCTGCGCCGCCAAGTCAGGCGACCACGAGTGCAGCTTGCCAAGGGTGCGCGGCACGCTGTTTTGCAGCCAGCATCAGCGCTCAGATTATCGCCGTCGCATGGGCTCACGCCCGATCACCAACGAACAACTCGCCTACATGATGCAGCGCGATGGACAGCAGCAATGACAGAGGTGACGCCATGTTCTTCCTGATTCCCGCCCTGCTCCCCGTTCTCACGGTAGGCTCCCCGCTCTACATGGCCTACCTCATCTACAAGGGGCCGTGGCGATGAGAACAGTCACTCGCATCGTTGATGACCCCGCCGCCAAGTGGGGTTTCCGGAGGGTGCCAGCCACCTACGAAGAAGCCGAGAAAATCACCGGCTTTCGCTTAGACCGGCGCTCGAACTTCTTGATCACCAAGGGCAATGAAGTTGAGCAGGAGGCTCAGTGCACTGTTGAATGCTCAGGCTGTAGCTGTGACTGCTCAAGCTGCAGCTATGGATACAACACCCACCCGGCCGCCGGATGCCAAGAATGTGGCTACACAGGCAAGCGACGGATGTTCTTCGGATTTCCGCCATCGCCGCCAAAGGCATCGAGCGCTACGCGATGAGCCGCCTGGTCAGCATCCGCACCGAGGAGCTGGCAGGCCCGGCGCTGGACTGGGCAATCAACGCGATCGAGGGTGACCAGCAGCCCGTGGCGGGCCAGTTGGATCTCTTTGCCCTGCCCGACGCCGAGAGACTGATCACGAAGTACGGCGTCTGGGTCGATGTCGGCCACCGGCACCAGTGGCTGGCCGACACAACGAACGATCCATTCAACCGACAGATCGGCGAAACCCGAACCATCGCCGTGTTCCGCGCCGTGGTCTTCGCCCAGTGCGGCGCCACGGTCAAAGTCCCCGCCGAACTCATCCAATAACCACGGAGGAAATCCCATGGCTGAGATCTTCGAATTCCCGGCCAGCAACCGGCTGCACAACCGAAAGGTCGAGCAGAACCAGGCTCAACGCAAAAAGCTGGCCGACTGGTTCCGCACGATCGCCGCTCACATCGAAGGTAACGACTGCGAGCGCGAGCCGCTGGCGGCGATGATCGTCCTGAGCAGCGTCACCGGTGACGAGGTCCTGCACACCGGGTATTCAGATCACGAACAGGTCAACCTGCGGCAGGCCGGGTACGCGGCGCAGAGAATGGCAACGACGCCATTCGTCAGGCGCGGCGGCAACTTCTTCGATCGCTACTGAACCCTCCCCCTACTCAACAGCCTGCCGGTGTACGGCGGGCGAGGAATTCTCATGAAAAAAGAACAGTTGCCGGAACTGGCGGCGGCAGTCGCGCGCGCCATCGAGGCTGGTAAAGCGGCAGCCGACGCTGCTCCGGACGACGGCGGCAGCGCCAACCTCGACCGCGTCTACCTCCGCGTCGGCCTCCTTCGGGAGAAAACCCTGCACGATGCCGGCCTTCATGGCTGGATGCAGTCAGCCAGCACCTACCACGCCCGAGCCTTTCACCTCGGCGCGCCGTTCGATGGCCAGGGTAACCGGCGATCCGCCGGCGTGCAGGCCATGTACAAAACGCTGACAGCCGAAGGCGTCGACTGCGGCGTCTGGTACCAAATGGATTAACCACCTTCTGCCGCCGCCGGCGGCGTGGAATATCACCATGGCAAATCGAAGCGCGGCACAGGTCGCGCCAATCCTCCCGCGCTTCATTCGCGCCGGCGATGCATACGGCTATCTCGGCATGTGCCGGGATGAGTTCAACAAAACGGTACGCCCGTACGTCAGCGAATTCCCGATCGGGAAACAGGGCGTCGGCTTCGACCGGGTCGAGCTTGACCAGTGGGCCGACAACTATGTCGAGTCCATGGCAATTGAAAAAGCGGCCAATCAGGACAACAATCAGCCCCGCAGTGGGCGCCAAGGAGCAAATAAATGGCGCGAAAAACAATCTCCGGCCTCTACGAGAGGAACGGAATTTGGCACATCGACAAGGTCGTCAGAGGTCAGCGACTTCAAGAAAGCACTGGATCAAGCGAAAGGCAGGAAGCGGAACAATACCTGATCCACCGCCTGGAAAAGCTTAGGCAGGAAAAGGTGTACGGCGTGCGCGAGGTGCGAACCTGGCGCGAGGCCGCCACCAGGTTTCTGGTGGAGTTCAAGGATCAGGCCTCGATTGCCCTGTCCGCTTCTCACATCGAACAGCTCGATCCGTACATTGGCGACCTGCCAATCACGCATATTGACGACGGCACTCTGGCCGCCTTCAAGCGAGATCGACAGAAGCCAACCAAAACCGCGAATGGGAAAGTAAAGCCAGGCGTGTCGAACAGGACGGTCAATATCGCCCTTCAGCGAGTTGTCCGGATCTTGAACCTGTGCCACAGGAAGTGGCGAGATGCAGAGAAGCGGCCCTGGCTGGATAGCGTGCCGATGATCTCGATGCTGGAGGAAAGAAAGGCGAGCCGAAAGCCCTACCCGTTGTCCTGGGAGGAGCAGTCGATATTGTTTTCGGAAATCCCCGATCACCTGCTGAGGATGTCGCTCTACAAGGTGAACACCGGATGTCGGGAACAGGAAGTCTGCAAACTTAGGTGGGATTGGGAGATTCGGGTGCCGGAGTTGGGAACGAGCGTGTTCCTGATCCCATCGGAGTTCGGTGGGAGGCACGAAAAGGCGGGGGTGAAAAACGGGGACGAACGACTGGTGGTGTTGAACCGGGTTGCCATGTCGATCATCGACGGCCAGCGCGGGCTACATACGACCTATGTCTTCCCATATGGTCAACCTGACGAGTACGGGCCAACCGCGTTACACAGGATGAATTGCACAGCATGGAAGAAGGCCAGGATCAGGGCGGCGGCAAAATGGGAAAAGGAACACAAGTCGCCAGCACACCCCGGGTTCCGGTCGATCAGGGTTCACGATCTTAAGCACACCTTTGGCAGAAGGCTTCGTGCGGCAAACGTGACAGAGGAAGATCGAAAGGCACTACTTGGGCACAAGAACGGTAGCATCACAAGCCACTATTCTACCGCAGAGCTTGAGTATTTGATCGAAGCGGCAAACAAAGTGTCGGCAACCGATTCGCGAGGACCAGCGCTGACAATCTTGAGGAGGAAAACGGGAT